CACCACCTGTAGTGGATCTCGGTCGCTACAGGTCGACCAGCGAACATCAGATGCTCGGGGTCCTCGTTCAGCTCGGTCCGTAGTGCCTTTTGAAGAGCACTATAGCCGTCTATGGGGTCTCGCCTTTTGGTTTCGACAAGGGTTGGCAAATGCCACTCCATGCGAGCCAGGGGACGATTCCACCTGCTGAAGCGATGATCCGGAAAATCTGACCAGCGTCCTATACCGTCCATTCCTCGCGGAATGGATGGGTACTTCACGAGACGCCCGATTAGGGCGTCAAGGAAGCGCACGGAACGGATCTCTCCGTACCGAGCGTAGAGCTGGTTTCGCAGGGAGCTCGTTTTCACGATCTCCCGGCTGTCCGCCTTCGATTCAGGCAAGTGTGAGCGTTGGTACGCTGGAGTCACATCGACCCCATCGTACGCGTCCACACCGCACGATTCGCGGAACCTCCCATGTAGGAAGCTCTTCGACTCGTTCACTTTCATCCCTAGGGATGTTAGCAACTGAATCAAAGTGGGGGCTGCATCCACGTCGATAATGATGTCATCGCCGTAGATGCTCAGCTCGTTTGAACGTCGTCGGAGCTCACGAATTGCTCCTTCGCGCCAAACGTCACGCTGCTGACACAACGCAAAAGCCGCCAGTGTGTGAAACACCATCGACTCAATCGGAAATGTCAGAGCGGACCCCATGGAAGCGAACTTGTTCAACAGAACTAGTTCACCTCCCGGCAGCTGCACGAACGAGGAACGACTCAGTTTCAAGTATCGAACGAATCCGGGGTTAAACCCGAATAGTTCTTCAACGAGAGACATCGTTACTCGATCCGAGGCTTCGCTAAGATCGATGGTGGCCAGACGGCCAGTCACCGATCCACGCATAGCCATCCGCTGATTGTGGGTTTGATCTTCGTAATTACTTGCGAAGTCATCCCTCGCCAGAAGCGCTTTAATGCGCGCCTGGAGAGCCTGCTGAACGAACTGGTTATACGACGGCTCAATCGAAATCAATCGAGGAGTCGTAGCTGTCTTAGGGACAGCAACCAGCCGAGCAGGCACAGCCCCAGTGAGGGGCGGGCGTTCAAGGAGGTCGATCCAAGAGGATCGGAAGTACTCCGGGCCCATCAGTTCTTCGACTTCATACGAGATAGTGGTGAAATCCCACCTCTCATTGTTGCCGAAGGATTCGGATACAGCACCGGGGCCGTGGCGTCCATCGGATATGGACACCATAGCCTCACCGATAAGTTGCCCGTATAGCAAGTGGGCAACTCGTCGAGCTTCCGGCGGGAGCGCAGAGCGTATCTCAGCCCGTGATGGCAGACACTTGTCTGTAGTCACGAACTGAGCAATGGCCGCGTCCACGCGGGATTCCTCACAAACCTCGAAGATCTTTTTACAGAACCTCGAGATCTGACGGATCCAGCGTATTGCCGGAATGCTGGGGTGCGGAAGTAGTTCGCCGTACCCATCAAAGATTAGCCTCCAGGCTCCATTTAGGAATCTGGGGACTTCACCCTCCGTTGCCCACCCTCGAAAGGATGGGGCGCAACCGGTTCGAAGACCTTCCAACAGGAAGTCGTCGAGTCGTGGGAGAGCGATCGTGAGGAAGGCTTCGCCTTCACTCTCGAATCTTTGTTTGAGCGTGACGATGTCACGTTCCGCGCTGAACCCGAGAGCCTCTCCTGCGTCCAGCAGGAGTTGCTCAAGGAGAATAACTTGGCTTTTCAACGCTGCCCCCTTTCAAAGGGCTAGTGTTCCAAGCCAAGATGGGAGCACCTACGCCGGGTTACCCCGGCGAGACACTGCAGCCCCTAGGAGGGCACCGATCGCGAGACCGGTGCCACCCGAAAGGACAAGAACGGCAAGGATCAGAATGGTCTGAAAGCCGTCCACAGTGTCAGTTCTCGCCCGCGATGAGCTTCTTCAAGTTCGCGTTGGACGAGGCCGTCAGCCAGGTGATGAGACCGGTAGCGTGAGCTTCGATCTCAGCATCTGTGACTCCAGTCGATGGACGATCAATCGTGATCGAAACCATGTCCTGGACGATGACCGAAAGCCCCGATCCGAGAGGATCAACAACAGAGCGCTTCTTGTAGGAACGCGCAACGTTGCGGCGGCGCTTTGCAGTGCCGCGGGGATCGATCGTCAGTTCATCATTCGCATCAGCGCTGATGAACCGACCAACGGTAGTACCCGTGAGCACCCTGGGAAGGGTGATCGGGGTGCCGCTGATCGTAACGGTCTGAGGGTCGGTGTATGCCATCTTGGACTCCTGTCCATGTTGAATTGTTCTTCAGTTGTTGTTCAGTTGTGGTCACCGCGTTCGGGCAAGCCCGAGCGCAGTAAGGATCGCGAACTGGGAGCCACTGAGGCTCGCCAACTGCGTACCGAAACCGAAAGGTGTCGCTCGATCTCGCCACTTCGTCGTTGAAATAGCCCCAGAAGAGGGCTTTGTCAGACGAAGCTTCCAATGAGACGGTACAGCCGCGTAGGGACGAGTAATCATCCCTTGAACGCTTCGTACACGTTTCGTTGTCAGATAGGCGAAATCAGCAGTGTACTTCCCGTTGATCGGGGCGTACGTGCGTGCGTTGGAGATCGAGTCACCCATAGTGGTGAACCAATCAACCAACCAGGACCAAGGTGTCAGATCCCAGAGAAATCTGGGGTCATCAACAGCTCCCAATCTCTTGAGTGTGTCTGCTGCCTGATCAGATAGGGAATTCGCACGGATTCCGGCTTTTGCAAGTCCGGTATACCGCGATGACCAGTGGTAGTCTTCCGACTCCACTGTAGTGACCTGGTGGTGAAACAAACCACCATAGCCAGTACTCCCACCTGGAACCTCACCCGGAAGGGTAAAGGATCCACTGTCATAGGGAAGGCCAGTGCATGAAACACTGACCAAATCCTGTACGACAGACGAGGTGGAAGGTCCATCCCATCTCCGTGATCTACGGAACGACTCGTAGTACACGGCTCTTTCAAGAGTCATGCCAACCTTCAAAACGTTGGCAAGCTCATTGACAAGAGGAGTCCAGCCGAATGCAAAATTCAGGTATTCATCACCGGCGGCGCGAGCCACCTGTTTTGAACCCCTGAGCGTCAGTTTGGTCTGGTAAGACCGATACCGACGTTGCATTTGGCGGAAATTGCGCAGGACAGAAGGGACATCACCCCGTAACAGCTCTACGGCTGTCACGGCTATTGATGCATCCTGCCTGTCAGGCGCCGTTGACGCAAAATAACGATTTGCCATCCCCTGGCGATCGGTGACCGAAGGAAACCCAGGACGAGAAGTCCTAGATTCACCAGGTATACCGGCTGCGTAGGGTGAAGGGTTGTACAAGCCCTTGTCAACGGATGCCCATATGTCTGAATCAGCCCAATCAAGGGGTCGATCATACATATCGACATGTCCGCGGTACGGCCACCGCAATGTCTTGTGAGACATAAACAGGTGACCGCTATCCACGGTAGACACACGATTCGTGGAGGTAGATCCCGTCGAAGTTTCGGCGGGAAATGCCGCTCTCTGGAATTCCTCGAGATAACGCTTGCGTTCAGCAAGCTTCTCTGCGAGGTTTCCGCGATCAGATGGGGTTTGAATCCCAAAGCTGTCGCGGCCACCTGTACCAGGTGATCCAGGGGGGTCCGATACAACACGGGCCCCAGTCCGCCACGAATACACGCCACTGAGCAGGTTCGGAGTCGAGAAATTAATCCCGGCAGGAACCCTTGAACAACGTCCACTGAAGGTCTCGCGACCAGAGTAACGTTGGCTCGTGACATACAAGAGATGACTCCTTTCAGGTTCAGCGGGGCCCCCATCTGGG